AACCATTTTAGAAAGTAAATTACAAGGGTTTTATAGTGATTTAGGTTGGGATTTAAACTTAAATCCCTACAGAAATTTAATATTTAGTTTTTAATATGATAAATAAACAAGAATTACAATCAATTATAGGTAAGTATTACTTAAACGATACCGTACAATCTGCGGCATGGCACATCGAAGATAACGCATTATCTATTGACTTCCAATCACCACATAAGAACATGATTGGACGCGTTAATCATACGTCATTCCCGCTAGATAATTGTGTATTACCGGTATATGATACTTCAAAACTAAGTAAATTATTGGGTGTTACAAGTGGTGAATTATTTCTAAGTACTGAAAAAACCCATGCTATACATACTAAACTTAATATAGCTGATTTACATTATACTCTAAACTTTTCATTATCAGACTTATTACTCATACCAGAAGTAGGAACAGCTACTGAATCAGGAGAATATGGGGTAATAAGCCAATTAGATGCTGAAAGCATAACCGCAATAGTTAAAGCACAAGGGGCATTAGAGAGTAACAATTTAATTTTATCTATAGATAGAGATTTAGATGGGTTAGAGATTCTAAAAATGTCTTTTGGCGATGAAAGCAATTACAATAATAAAATTGACTTCCAAGTACCAAATACAACTATAATAGATGTTCCCTATGGTACCAAAATACCATTTGATTCAGTATTAATTAAATCTATCCTTAGAAACAATTCAGATGCTACTAAAGCAATAATGAAAATAAATACTAAGGGTTGGATTAAATTTGAATTTGAAGGTGAGAATTGGAATAGTAGCTACTTTGTTGTGCGAAAAGCAGATATTTAATATATGTATGTTAAACAAAATAAAATAAAAGTTTCATTAAAAAAACGTGTCTAAGCACAATATTGTTCGTATATTCATACAAATAAATAGATATAGTTATGGCTAAGCCGAAAAAATCAAATTTACGTTTTATCAAGGATCCAATATTGTTTCCTTATTACATTCAATTGGACGACCATTGTTATATCGCCCAAAAATCAACATTCTCAGAAGCAGGTAAGGAATATCAAAACACTTTAGGACATTATCAAAAATTAGGGACTTGTCTCGAAGCAATTGCTCGTGATAGTTCTAAAGCTAAAAGTTATGATACACTACGTGAATTTGTAGAAGTATATGAAAAAAAATCACAAGAACTAATAAATATAATTAAATTATGATTGAAGCATTATATAATGCGGTTATCGTTAAACCGGTAGAAGTAGAAGAAACAATGTATGGAAACATTGTAGTACCAGATTTAGGAAATGAAACTAATAAAACTGGTGAAGTAGTAAACGTAGGTCCAGGTCATATGATTATGGGAACCTTTGTCCCAACCCAACTTAAAGCGGGGGATATTGTAGTTTTACCTACAATGGGATTTACAAAGTTTGAATACAGTAGCGAAATCTATTGGATTGGTAAAGAAAACGAAGTTTTAGCTAAAATAAATAAAAACGATGAGTAAAATTATAGAGTTCGGGCCGGAAGCTCGTAGACAACTAACATCAGGTATTGATAAACTTGCCGATGCTGTAGTATCAACTTTAGGACCAAATGGTCGTAATGTGGTTATTTCTAATGATCAAGGTTACCCACAATCTACAAAAGATGGTGTAACAGTAGCAAAATCAGTTTCACTTGAACACCCAGTTGAAGAATTAGGAGTTCAAATGGTAAAACAAGCTGCTATCCAAACTGCTAATATAGCAGGTGATGGAACAACAACATCAACATTATTAGCACGTGAGATGGTAAACGCAGGTTTATCTCATCTAAACAATGGTGCCAACGCTGTAGAAATTAAGCGTGGTATGGATAAAGCAGTTAAGCAAGTAGTATCAAAAGTTCGTCATAATGCTGAAGAGATTTCATCTGAAGAGCAACTAGAACAAATTGCTACAATTTCAGCTAATAACGATCCAGAAGTAGGTACGTTAATAGCCGCTGCTATGAATTCTGTAGGTCGTGAAGGAGTTGTTTATATAGAGGAATCTAAATCAGGGGAAACATATTTAGAGACAGTAGAAGGGTTACAATTTGATCGTGGTTTTAAATCACCATATTTTGTTACTAATAACGCTAATATGTCAGCTGTTTTAGATAATCCTTATATTTTGATTGCTGATCAAAAATTCACCCAAGTAAAAGAACTACTCCCAGTATTAGAAGGTGTATCTGGAACTGGTCGCTCTCTTCTTATCATTGCTGAGGATATTGATAATGAAGCACTCGCAACACTTGTAGTAAACAAGATGCGCGGAACATTAGCTGTTTGTGCTGTTAAAGCTCCTGACTTTGGGGATCGTCGCAAACTTATATTAGATGATATTGCCACATTAACTGGTGGTATTGTGTTTAGCAAAGAAAAAGGTATGAAACTAGACAAATTCTCTTGGGATTGGTTTGGGGAAGCACGTACTGTAACTGTAACTAAAGAACAAACTACAATTGTAGATGGAAAAGGAGAAGCAGAACGAATTGAAGCACGTATTGAAGAACTTCAGCAACAAATTGAACAAGCAGGATCGCCGTTCGAAACTGAAAAACTCCAAGAAAGGCTCTCGAAGTTCATCGGAGGAGTGGGAATAATCCACGTAGGTGGTAACACAGAAACTGAAATGAAAGAGAAAAAGGATCGTGTAGACGATGCTTTAAATGCTACAAAAGCAGCCATTGAAGAAGGTATAGTACCTGGTGGTGGTTCAGCATTGTTGTATGCTCGTGAAGGTATCGAAGATAAAGATAATATCGGTGCTAAGTTAGTATATGATGCATGTAGTAGACCATTTACTCAAATCTTAACTAATGCTGGTTATGAGCAGGTTAAATCGGAAATGTTAGCTATGGATTTAGTTTCAAACGAAAATGTTTGGAGTGGTTATAATCTCAAAACAGAGGAAATGACTAATATGAAAGAAGCAGGCATTATCGATCCAGCTAAAGTAACTCGTACAGCTCTCGAAAACGCGGCTTCAGTAGCAGGTACAATCCTACTTACAGAATGTACAATAGTTGATAATCCAGAAGACAAACCAGCAACAGATCCAATGGCTGGTATGATGGGAGGGATGATGTAATGTCTAAAAAAACCGAAAATAAAGAGTTTTACGAACTTATCGCTAACAGAGTACCACCTGGAGACAGGTGGACTCTTGTTGGGGGTAAAACAGTTTATAATTCAATTACTGAGGCTTTAGAAGCATGGTTTTCAACTACTGGTGAAAAAGCAGAATTTAAACTTGCTCCTTTAACAGGAAAATTGTATGTTATACGTACCGAAGAGGTAGAAATTAAACCCGAACCAGTTAAGAAATTTAATATCTATGGTGACTACTAAAGATCATACCTTATTAGTAGAACGTTATCGCCCTACAAAATTAGAAAATTACGTAGGCAATGCTCATATTAAAAAGACTATATCTCAGTACTTAGGTCAAAATGATATCCAAAATTTAATATTTTATGGACCCGCAGGTACAGGAAAAACAACTCTTGCTAAACTTTGTGTTAAAAACCTCGATTGTGATCATCTTTATATTAATGCCTCAGATGAAAGGGGTATTGAAACGATTAGAGACAAAGTATCGGGTTTTGCGAGTACAGCTAGCTTTAAACCACTTAAGGTGGTCATTTTGGATGAAGCTGATTTTCTTACTATACAGGCGCAAGCTTCTCTCCGTAATGTCATTGAAACGTTTTCACGTGCGACCAGGTTCATTTTAACTTGTAATTACGTTGAACGTATTATAGACCCATTACAATCACGTTGTCAGGTACTTAAAATTGTACCACCAACAAAAATAGATGTTGCTAAGCATATTGCATGGATTTTAGATGAAGAAAACACCCAGTATGAGATACAAGATATTAAAACAATTACTAATCAATATTACCCAGATTTACGTAAATGTCTTAATACAGTACAATTATCAACTCAAGATAACAAATTAACAATAGACAAATCAGTACTCGTTTCCTCTAATTATATGACTCAAGTACTAAAAGAATTAAGTAATGCTAAACCTAAATGGCGTGAGGTACGTCAAATTATTAATAACGCTAATGTTAGCGATTTTGAAGAGTTTTACCGTTATCTTTATGATAACGCTAATGTATACGCAAGTGGTCGTGAAGGGATGGTTGCAATCCTTATCAACGAATACTCTTATCAAGCCAACTTTCGAATTGATAAAGAAATTAACGTAATGGCACTTATCGCAAAATTAATTGAATTAAAATAAATAAACAAACATGGAACAACAAGCACCAAACATCGACCTTAAAAACACAGAGTCGGTAGAACACGCAAACGGAAAAGTATGGAGTCAAGGATTTATCATCCGCAAAGTTTCTAAATTTATAGCAGGAACTCCTGATGATGCTTTTATGCCAATCCCCGTATTTTATAACCCAGAAAATGGCGAAATTCTTCAAGGTACCTTACCAAAAGAGCTAAGAGATGAAGCAAGTGACGACACTCTTCGAGTGGTTAAATGAGATAACAAATCTTAAAACATCTCCCGACAAGATTTCACAAGAATCATGGGATAAATTTAATTCTTACATGATACATAGATACGTATCTATGAACATGGATTACATTGATGTAGCGAACTATGTTCAAAAGGTCAATCCACAAAATAAGAAACAAATTTATTCCATTTACAGAGAAATGATACCTAAGAAGAAAGTATTCCTAAGATACATTAAAAATCAAAACAAGAGAAATTATCAAGAAGTTGCCCAATATGTTGCTGAATATTTAGAATGTAGTTTAGGAGAAGCCGATGAGTATATCGATATTTTACAAGATACAGGAATTAGGAATATTTTATGGAAAATGGGGGTAGAAGAGAAGGAAACTGAAAAATTAATTAAAAAAATTAAGTTATGAATCCATTAAGAGACATGCTATATACTTCAGCACATGCTGATAGAGCTAAAGCACTATTAACTCTAGATATTCTAGAGAATCACCCAGCAGGTATTGGTGACCATTCAACAGAAGATTTTTATAAAAATGCCGAAGAAGCACTTGCTATGTTAGTAGAAGCTGACGATAGATTAGAAGCAATAGAAAAGTATTTAGATAAAAAACAAGTAATATGATAGATTATATTTTTACTACTATAATAGCATTAATCATTTTCTTAATTATAATTTCTCCACTATTTCTTCTTGCAATCTTAATTATTAGAACTTCAAAGAAACCACCAACAGTTAATAAGGACCGTATTGATGCTTTAGAACAAAACGATAATATAATTGTTGAAGACATTAATGCTGCCTTAGGTGAGATGTTAACACGTATAATAGACTTAGAAGAAAAAATTGATAGAGAAGACCAAACAGTAAAAGGTTTTTCTGGTAAAAAATCAAAAGAATAGTTATGAGTGAAGCAATTATAGATTTTGAAAGTACCTATCCTACATTAGCTAAGGAATTTCAAAAGATTCAACAAGAACAATACGATTTGTTTGCAGGTAAAATGATGGATTATGGGTTACAAAATATTGCTTTAGGTTCAAACCTAGAAAGTGAAGAAGATAAAAACCTATCAATTACTGGTATTTGGCTTCGTTGTAATGATAAAATTAATCGACTAAAGAACCTCCTAAAACGTGATGGTAAAAATTACGTAGGTGGAGAAGCAATGATTGACAGTTTTGTAGATATATCTAATTACGGAATCATAGCCCAGTTAGTCTTTAGGGGTAAGTGGAAATGACAAAATTAATTATATTTGATTTAGATGGAGTTTTAGTTGAGGCAAAAAATATTCACTATGCAGCTTTAAATAAAGCATTAGGTAGTGATTATGCTATTAGCTGGAACGAACATCTCTCAATATATGATGGTTTAAAAACAAACCAAAAATTAGAGATGTTAACTGAAAAAAAAGGTCTACCTGTTGAACAACATAGTAGTATCTGGAAAGATAAACAAAGTTTTACTCTTAAAGAACTTAGAGAATTAAAACCAAACCCAACACTACAATCCCTAATGGAGTCATTATCTAATGATGGGTATAAGTTAGCGGTTTGTTCTAATAGCATTCGTAAAACTGTTTTAACTGTTTTATCTAAGTTAGGGATAATGGAATATATGGATTTAGTTATATCTAATGAAGATGTTAAAAATTCTAAACCACATCCTGAAATGTATTGGAATGCTATCTCAATGATGAGTTGCCTCCCAGAAGAAACATTAATTGTAGAAGACTCACCTTATGGGTTATTAGCAGCTTCCCGTTCTAAATCTCACGTACTTAGAGTTGCTAATCCAAAAGATGTTACGTATATTAACATATACAAGAAATTAACTGAAATAGAAAAAGGATATAATATGAAATCACCCGCTTGGAGAGATGAGGAGTTAAATATTTTAATTCCAATGGCTGGTGCTGGTTCTAGATTTGAACAAGCAGGTTATACATTCCCAAAACCACTTATCGATGTAAACAACAAACCTATGATTCAGGTTGTAGTTGAAAATCTTAACATCAAGGCTAATTATATTTATATAGTCCAAAAATCCCATAGAGAAAAATACAATTTAGATACTCTACTAAACTTAATTACCCCAAAATGTAAAATTGTTGAAGTAGAAGGTATAACTGAGGGTGCTGCTTGTACTGCTTTATTAGCTAAGGAGTTTATTGATAATGATAAACCTTTATTCTTTGCTAACTCAGACCAATTTGTAGAGTGGGATTCTAATGAATTCATGTATAAAATGAATGAAACAGATGCCGATGGTGGTATTGTTTCCTTTACAGCAACTCACCCTAAATGGTCTTTTGCTAAAATTGATGAAAATGGTTTAGTTACTGAAGTAGCTGAGAAAAACCCAATATCAGATATAGCTACAGTTGGTTATTATTGGTGGAAAAACGGTTCAGATTTTGTTAAGTATGCTGAACAAATGATTGAGAAAGACATGCGTATTAGCGGTGAATTTTATGTTTGCCCCGTATTCAATGAAGCCATAGCAGACGGGCGTAAAATCCGCACATTTAACGTAGAAAAAATGTGGGGTTTAGGCACCCCTGAGGATTTAAAATATTATTTAGAGAATTATAAATGAAGTTAATATCCCATAGAGGTAATCTTACAGGTCCAAATCCTGAACGTGAAAACCATCCAGATTATATACATGAAGCTATTTTAGCTGGGTATGATGTAGAAATTGATGTTTGGTTTGTAGATGGGAAATTTAAATTAGGACATGATGCTCCTACTTATGATTTCCCCTTAGGATTATTAGAAACCAACCATAACAAATTTTGGATACATTGTAAAGATATGGCGTCCTTATCTCAATTAAATGAGATAGATTCTATGGGTAGTAAACTAAATTATTTTTCCCATGAAAATGACCTTGGAGTTTTAACATCTCGTGGTTATATTTGGTCAACTCACCCTTACAAACGAGGTATTCTAGTGATGCCTGAGTTTTTTGGTAGTGACCCAACTGAAGACACACTTGGGATATGTAGCGATTATATAACAAACTATAAGTTATGAAAACCATATACGACGTAACTGATGAATTTGAAAGTCAATTAGCCCAATACACAGGGGCTAAATACGCTGTTACATTAGATAATATGTCTAATGGTTTATTCCTTGCTCTATATTACGAGCATTATGTAAATAAAAGTATTAAAACAGATACTATTACTATTCCTAATAGAACTTACCCCTCAGTCCCCTGTGAGATTATACATGCTGGTTTAAAAGTAGGATGGAATATCGTTAACGGGGAAACTTTAACGGGAGCTTACCCGTTAGAGGGTTCTAATGTATGGGATTCTGCTCTAACATTTACAGGTGATATGTACAAAAAAGGTACCCATATGTGTGTATCATTTACAGGTCCTTATAAGCATTTTAAATTATCTAAAGGTGGCGCTATTTTAACTGATAGCTTAGCAGCATACCATTGGTTTAAACGCGCAAGATATTCGGGTAGACGCGAGTGTTCATACCATGACGATAACCTCGATATGCTGGGGTGGAATTTTTATATGATGCCTGAATTAGCAGCTCGTGGTGTATTATTAATGGGTCAGTTCTATAATATAGATGGAACTAAAAAACACAATGAGGATTTAACATTACCTTACCCTGATTTATCTAAATTTAAAGTGTATAATCAATGAAATTAGCATTATTTGGTTACGGAGGACATGCCCGTGAAGTAGCAGTTCAAATAGGACAAGAAGTTACATTTTTTGTAGATGATCAATATGCTAATGATATAGCTAGACCCATCTCAGAATTTGATCCTAAAGAGTATATGATGATGGTTGCTGTAGCAGATTCTAAAGATAGAGCTGATGTTGTAAATAAATTACCGGAAGGTACCAAATACTTTACATTTATTCACCCAAGTGTCCAAATTATGGATGATAATATTGAAGTAGGATATGGGAGCTTTATTGGCGCTAATTCTATCCTAACTACCAATATTAAATTGGGTAAACACACTCTACTTAATAGAGGTAACCATGTAGGACATGATTGTGTTATAGGAGATTATTTTAGTATGATGCCTTGTGCTGTTGTAGGAGGTAATGTAACTATAGATGATAATGTTTACTTAGGTAGTTGTAGTAACATACGAGAAAAAATTAACATAAATTCAAATGTTACTATTGGAATGAATGCTGCTGTTGTAAAAAATATTACTGAGAGTGGGATTTATGTAGGTATCCCATCTATAAAACTTAAATAATATGCAACTTAACTCATCACCTAATAAATTAACGTTTATTGTAGATACAATCCATTCTATAGGGTATGAACATAAAGGAGCTTCTATAGCAGGGCATATATTAGCCTACAAATTAGCAAATATTGGTCATTTTGTTTATATTAATAACCCACCACTTTACCCCCACCCTAACCTTAAAGTTATAAAAACTGAAAAACATGAAATTGATGGGGGGTGGCGATATTCTTTTAATACTGAGTATTTTACATATGAACAAGAAAGAACTATTGTCATATACC